CCATAAACTGCTGTTTGTAGCTCATATACTGTTTGAAGTTGATTAGATGTTTTTAAATCCAATAACCATAGTTCATCATTCATTTCAACAATTAAGTCACACGTACCTGCTATTTTAAGTTCATCTGAGAATAAATGGACTTCTGTTTCAATAAGTGTAGGTTTATGGGTTTCCCAAAATTCAACAAAACGTAAAAACATTTGCCAAACATCAGGATTATATTGTGGACGACCACGTTCGTCTAGAAAGTTTAATTCTTCCCCATTTAAATATGCTTCAGCAAGTTCATGTACTTGAGTACCTTCTTCAGCTGCTTTTTTAACAATGTAATCGGCAGAGAAACCTACTTGCTTCAACCAATTTTCAAAAAACTTACCTTTTGGATAGTATCCTAAAACATATGTTACTGAGGGATAATATTTCCCATTACGACGATAGTAACGGGAATCAGGTAAAGTGATTTGAGTTGCGTCTTCTGAAATTTCTAAAATGCGATTATAGGACTGTTTAATGTTCCTTTTTTTCATATAATTGATAATTTTTTCTCCATTAACTTATATTGTGTTAAAGGAGAAACGGTTTGTACTAATTTGGTAAATTCTTCAAATCCCATTTCACTAGGATCTTTTCCTTTGAGTTCTACCAAATACACTTCCTTACCAATGTCCAAAAGCTGTTCACAAAAACCAAGGGCTTTTGAAATAGCATCGTTATCTAATGCAATGTATATTTTTTGTACTTTGGATTCTACCAACTTTTTCATTAAAGATGGTTGAATATTTTTACCCAAAAGTGGAATTACGTTGCGTTTGATTGCCATAGCATCAAATGGTCCTTCACATATAATAATAGGCAAATCCCAGTTAATAAACAATTCAAACGGTATAATATCGCGAGACGTTTCAGGGTTGCGGTATTTGGTGAATGGGTCTTTCTCGAATGATCTCGCGGTGAAATAATTTAATTTACCGGTGTTATCATACGAGGGTATAACAATCATATTAGCAAATTGTCCTGAATCGCAATAGCCAATATTATATTTTAAAATATCTGATTTGGTGATGTTTCTCTTTTTAAGATAAGCTAGAGCATGTTTTGCTATAATATCTTTGTTGTTGAGAAATGTTTTGAATTCTTTTGGTAACTCAAGTAGAGTATGTTTTATCTCTCCTATATCTTCTGTAGAGACATTTTTAACTAATTTACCTAGTTCTTGAAAATAAGAGGCATCAACCTGGATTTGTTTGAATAAACTTTTAATGGTTTTGCCTTTCTTACCACATGCCCAACAAGCCCATTGATTAATTCCGTCTTTATTTTCGGTAAAATTAACTTCAAGTTTTGGTTTATGATGATGGCAAAATGGACAAGTATATGCTTGATTACCTCTAGCGGTACGTTTACCAGTACCTAAAGTACGGTTAACTAAATTAACTAATAACTCATTTACCATAAAATTAAGATATGATATCTTTTTTAGATATCAAAGTCTTTTCGGAAAAATTTACCTAAAATATTATCGTTAAAATACAGATCAGGTTCTTCTAATACTCTATAAACAAACAAAACTTGTGTTTCATAATATGTTAAGAGTTTTTTAGTTGGGGCTAGTATAAGAATTTCACGTTTAAAATTTGTTAACGGTTCTGTTTTCTTTAATTCAAGCAATAATTTATTAGAACCCCAATATTTTTTCCAATCTGATTCAGCTATGGCAATTTTGTAAGCAGGTTTTCTACCTACTGTACCTTGAAGTTCAGCAAGTTCTTTTTTACCTAGTTTTACTTTCTTTTGATGATAAAGTACTTTTTTACCAATATAGGATTTGCCTGAAGGTATATGGGTTATTTTGTAAATGAATCCATATGTGTTGTCTGGGAATTGAGGAAGATCCTTAATTTCTTCTTTTTTATATAACCAATTCATAAGTTATTTTTTATACAAATGAACTTGATCTCCAAGTACCTCCTATCCACATATAAAGAAAATATTGACTTCCTGTAGCTACAGGGATAATCTCTCCCTCTCTTCCTGTCCAAGTTGGAGGGACTGATTGTGTAGTGGGTAAAATAATAGATCCTGTAGATGTAACCTTAAATGCATCTCTACGAGCTCCTGATGTATTTCCACTTCCTACAATAAATAAAGAAGTAGAATCTCCTTGGGTATTATTTCGACCTACTACAAATTGACTACTAGCACCACCTGATCCTGAAGATATAAGGGAGTAGCCAAAAACAAATGAGGTTTGACCTACAACAGTTGATTGGTCTCCAGCGGCTATGCTATAATCAGAAGAATTTGAACAAGAAACATCTTTACCGAAAGCAAATGTACTATTTGCTCCAGCATACGCATTATATCCTAAAGCAAAAGATGATTGACCTACAGATTGATTGGTAACTCCAAAAGCTATTGAACTTTGTCCTAAAGCTTTAGATTGAAAACCTCCAGCAAGTGAAAAATTTCCTGAAGCAGTTGTTTGATAACCTGTTGATAATGAAGCTATACCTGAAGAAAGAGATCCAGATCCTTCAGCGTGAGAATATAAGCCGGTTGCTCTAGTTAAATGTCCTTCAGCATGTGAATATTGACCTGATGAAGTTGTAAAATGTCCTTCAGCATGAGAACTTATTCCTGAAGATAATACACCAAATCCTTCAGCATGAGAATATAAGCCGGTTGCTCTAGTAAATATTCCTTCAGCATGTGAATAATTACCTGAAGCTGAAGTGGAAAAACCTTCAGCATGGGTTGCAATTCCAATAGCAATAGTATTAGACCCTTCAGCGTGTGAATGTGAACCAGAAGAAATGGTTTGATATCCTTCTGCATGTGACCATCCACCTGAAGAAGTTACTGATTGTCCTTCAGCATGGGAAGCGTCTCCAAGTGCTAAGTTTTGAGCACCTTCGGCATGAGCTGCTGTACCAGAAGCAATATTGTTAGATCCTTCAGCATGTGAAGTATAACCAGATGCTATATTGGTTTGGCCTTCAGCATGGGAAAAATTATTAGCTACGTTATTACTAGTACCATTAGTCATAGAACCAGTAAGTAAAAACGAACCAGATAAAGAAATATCATATGCTACAGTACCTGTAAATGCATCTATAGATTGAGTTACATGATATGCTTCGACAGTATTACCTGTTGTAATTCCATTTTTATTTAATGTAAGTGCCATTTATTTTATTTATAAATATATTATAAATCTAAATTAATCAATATAGAAGTATCGGTAACTGCGGATGTAGGTAATGGTTGAGCAAGTTTTGCTACTGCTAATAAGTTATAACTATTATCATATAGTCCTACTGTAGTAACGTAAGGTGAAAAATAAGAACCTGTTGCAAAATTATATAAAATTCCACTATTTGAACTTCCGGAAACTATTGTTGGATTTTGAGAGAAATTAAATTCATTTTCTCTTAAAGTACACTTGTATTGTGTTTCATAAATAGTAAGAGTACTTTGGAATGAACATGTTATATTAGATGAAGTGATAAAACTATTAATAACATCAATAGTACCACCACCATAAATAGCTGTCCCGTAATTTACATAACCATACCCGTCATTTAAACTTCCTGTAATTCCATCACTAGTTATAGTTATAATTCCATGTTCATAAATTACATCACCATATTTTAAAGTACCGGCAACCATATTTCCATTACCATCATCAGTTAATGTAATAGAACCATTAGAAATATTTACAGTTCCTGGTTTAAGGTATTCTCCAAATAAATTTGAAGGGATAGATATAACACCTATGATTTCATTTGAACCAGTAGGGATATAACGATTTGCAGGTAATGTAGTAGAAAGATAATTATAATAATTTGGAGTATAAGCAGCACCGGTTATTGTTCCATCAGTATTAAATGAAGCAGTTGCTGCTGGAGATCCATCATCATTTAAAAGATAGTTTGAATAATAAAGTTCTCTGATTGAACGATAAACTAAAATTTCATCTTGGATATTGATTTGCCCTGTTGGATAAGAACCAGGTACCCAAATAGAAGCAGTAACATTACGTCCTATATATCTGTCAATTTCTACGTTTGAGGCTGTTAATTCATTTCCCTTAAAGGTAAATGATTTATTTACCTCAAAAGGAGATACAATAACATCAGACGTTATAAATGACTTGAATACGCTCATTCATTCTTAGAAATCTAGTTTAACTCGTACGAGTGCTTCTTTTGTAAAGTCTTTTAATAATGGACGTGACATTTTAGCTACCGCTAATAAATCATTACTGTCATTATACATTCCTACAGTTGTAATATAAACTTGAGGTTGATTAATAAAGTTACTATAAATTACTTCACCTGTAGAACCTGAAATAAATGATGGGTTTTCTGAATAGTTAAACTCTGAGTTTCTTGCTCTAACAAATACATAATCAGAAGTAACTGTTTCTTGGGAATTTAAAGCAAATGAATCACCTAATACAATTGAATCATATAAACGTTGATTATTTAAACCATCTGAATTATTTGAACGGGATGGAAATAATCTAATAGATTGGGATACAGCAAATGGATTAATTAAAATAGTACCTAAATCAGGAAATACTAAACCATATGAACCAGAATTATTAACATATCCACTATATTGAAGATTTCCAGCGGTACCGTTTGAACCCGAAATTAATTGATATACTCTAGTTGAGCCAATAAATGTACTTACAGGATTATCAAGAGAATTATCCGTTAAGTTAATAATACCACCTGACCCAGAAAGTCGTAAGTTTAATGAGCCTGGGAATAAAGATTGTTTATAATTTGCACGTTCAATAGATAATACCCAAAAGAATGATCCAGTTACAACATTATTTCCTGTACCAAAAATAAAGTTAGCATTTTCATCTTCTAAAATTAATGAACGATATTGGCCGTAAATTGTTTTAGTGTATGAATTACTTGGAACTATTGGATTATAAAGAGTACTCCCACTACCTAATAAATCAGCATATGCAATATCAAATTGAACTGTTGCTGAGGAAAGATTAGATGAAGTTTGATATATACTTAAATAATAATTACCGGAAGATCCTGCTTCTTGGATAGAAGAAGTATAAAAATCAGATAATATTGGAGCTCCAGTTGACCATAGGGTAGAAGTGATAGAATCACTACTTACTACAAAATCTTCAGGATCAAATCTTTTAAACGCCATGGTTTATATTTTAGTTAGTTTTATTAATTGTTACAGGGATTGTTAAACGAGCACCACTATCTAAACCTACAACGGTTAATGTAGCAGATAATTGTGTATTTGAACCGAATAATGTGTTAACAGTGGTTGCACGTAAATTAATTTGTGAACCAATTACTGTTGTTGATACATTTGTTCCAAGTGTAGTAGTTGAAGTTACTGCTGCATTAGCTGCAGCTGCTGCCGGAGTATTAATTCCAATTCCAGTAAATGTACTAAATAAGCGAACATCAGAGATAGTAGCTGAGTAACCGCTAGTTTCAAATGTTTGGGTATTACCTAGATAATTTAATGTTTGAGGAGTAATTGCAAGTGAAGCTCCTTGAACTAATGTAATTGCAGAATAACCTAAATCAAGTACAGGTAATTTAGCTGTTCCACGTGGTAGAGTAGCTAATTTATATTTCATGATTTGAGTTTCAATTGGAAACGCTTCAAGTAAAGGCATGTTTTGGATAGCTTCTCCATAGAATGAAGAACCAGATGGGTGAGTTGGATTATATAAAGTATAATCAATTTCATCATCTGCTAAAGCAAATTGTGTAATACGGAATGAACCGTCATTTTTTGCTAAAAGTTCTCTACCTTTATTTGTTAAAATCGCATCAACTGTTACG